GTCCGATGGCGACAGATGACAATCCGGCAAAACTGCCGCCAACAGACCCGCCAATCGCCGCACCTGCCGCAGAAAGAAGTATCGTCGCCATCAGAATTGCTCCTTCGGAAAATCAAAGCGGGCCACTATGCGCCGCTGCCACGGCCTGCTCAGCGGGCTTTCCACCACGCCGTGCCCCGAATAGGCGTGGATAAAACTGGCGGCATGGCCCGTGCGCGCAACAATTCCCAGATGTTTGGCCACTGCAGCGTGACGCATGCGAAACAGAACGACTTCGCCCTGTTGCAGATCGCCGTTTGTCCTAGGTACAAAATGGCGGCGTGCCGCCTGCCACAACTGTTCTTCGCCCTGCGGTTCGGACCAATCCATCGAATAATCCGGCACCTGTTCCGGTTCGGCCCCGATCAGATCGCGCCACAGCCCCCGGATTAGCCCCAGGCAATCGCACCCCGCGCCCTTGCACGCCGCTTGATGCCGGTAGGGTGTCCCGATCCAGGTCCGCGCTATTTCGACAATGTGGTCCCGACGCGCGTTCATCGCAGGCTTCCCCCGACGTTGCGACCGGTCGGTTTGGGATAGGCCGCCATCCAGTCTTCATTCGGAATGTCGGGAAACCCCTGATAGTTTGCGAAATTATCAAACTTTTTCCGGCATGTTTGCACCCGTTTGTCACACCCGGCCACGCACTTGACGATATCTCCGCTTGATAACGTTGCGCGCAGCGGTTCCCACAGCTCGATCGTGCGCTGCCCGTTGTCGATGTGATCCTTTTTGATGATCCCGCCAAGGCCGGATGCCGCGCCGGTCAGAACGGTCAGTTTGCCACGGGTGAACCAGTCCCGCTCAAAGCCCTCAAATACGGCCCAGCGGAAAACCCGGCCGTCTTCCACAACATCAATCGCCCGCTCGGCAGCATATCCCGGTGTATCCAGATCAAACCTGCACCCCGTATCCCCCAGAACCGCCGTGCACGGTTTCTGATAGACCCGTCCCGACGGCCGGTTCAGTGTTTCACTTAATCCGCGCAGGTCTGCCTGAAAGGCCCCGCCAGCGCGGCGCAATTCCCCGATTGTCCCGCGAAACTGCAGCCAGCGCTGATCCGGTGCGGCCCAGTTGACCAGCCACGCCCGCACATCGGCCCCGTCAAAACGACCTGCAACAATATCCTCTTCACGGATCGCGCTGTCACTCAACGCCCCGAATGCCTCGGTGTTGTCCACCGAAAGACCCGTGCTTTGCTGCAAGGCCACGGCGGACAGTCCGGTATCGGCCTTGAACACCATGCCGTCAAATTCCAGTGGCAGATCGTGGTCTGTGAACCCGAATGTCACACCATCTTTGCGCGTCACAAACCATGCGCGGCACAGTGTTGTGGCCCCGGTCAGCAAATGCGCCCGCAAATCCGCGTTAAACCCTGTCATCACACCCGCACCTCGATCACCGGCACGTTGGGAACATCGCCTGCATTGAAGCTGGCCACACTCGTCTGAATTCTGTCGGTGTCAAACCGCACCGGCACATCAAATTCGAACCCTGCCGTGATCGCCATCGACACGTCAGGCGGATGGAAAAAACGCACCTGTCCGGTGGCGTCATCCACGCTGTAATCCACGCCGTCGCGCATCTCGTCCTGTTCCACACCGATCCGCACCGTACCGCTCACCGGTTTTCCAATCGGGCGGGCATAAGCCTGTGCGCCGGATCTATAGGTTTTGATCAACGGGAACACATCCCTGATCCCGTCGCCCACGGCGATGGTCTGGTCAAAATAGGCGGGTTCGGCGGTTGCCTTGCATGATTTGAAATCCGACCAGTCTTTCCAGCGGAACCCGTGCATCTGGCCCTGCCGCGCCTCGAAAAACGCAATCAACGTTTCAATGTCATCCAGTGATCGCATGCCAAGCCCCGCATCATAGCGGCGACGTGAATGTGCCCATGGTGTGTTGCGCTCTTCAAAGCCGTTGGCCAGTGTCACAACGTCGGTGCGTCGCTCGGGCCCACCAATCGATCCAAAGCTCAGCGATGCGGGAAACCTTATCTCGTGAAATGCCATTGCGGTTCCTTTCTACGGCTCAGCGATTGCGGTTGCCGCGGCTCAACGCGCGGCTCATCTGCGCGGCAATCTGATCCTTGCTGCGCTGAAAACTCTGGGCATCCGGTGTGCTGATATTCATGACAATGGTCGGCGCGCCCTGCCCGCCACTGCGCACGCCCAGTTTTCCGTCCGTACCGCGTGCAAGCGGCATAATCGCTTCCGGCCCCGCCTCGCCCATCAGCCCGACGCCACCGCGCATCGGAAAGGTCACCGGGCCCGACACAATGCCGCCACTGGCAAAAGGCATCACGCGGCCCTGCGCAAATCCGGCACCGTTTGCAAATGGTAAAACACCTTCCACCACGGCCCCGACACCCTGCGCCAGCAACCCTCCAAAATGATTGGTGATTGGTTTTATGGCAGCGGAATAGGTCGTGTTGATCATGGATTTCGCGATTGTATCCAATGTCTCGCCCAGCTTGGCACCATCAAACACAACCCCGTCAAAGGCACGCCGCAATCCCTTGCTCAATCCGCGCTCCAGCGTCGCAACGTCTTTGCCGGTTGCAGCAAGGGAGTCGCGCATCCGGCGCAATTCCCCGTCAAAGCCCGACATCAGCGTCGCTGCCGATGCTAGGCTGTCACCAAGACCCTCTGCGGAATCTTCCAGACTTGTAATCTGTTCAATATCACTCACCATTTGTTCCTTCTGTCTGGTCCGGAAACGCCTTCAATAACGCGTCCAGCCTGTTGCGCGTCAGTGGCGCCTCTCCCGGCATCGGGTTCAGCATCATCTGCAATTCGGCTGGCGTCAGCCGCCAGAACACATCAGGCTGCAAACCCAACCGCACCAGCCCTGCTCGCATCAGTGCAGGCCAGTTGAACGGTCCGCTTTCGGTCTGCATCATGAATGCTCTGGCGCGATAAAGGCACGTGCCAGCAATTGGGCCGCCACCCGCGCCGCTTCCATCGGGCCGCCTTCGATGTCGGCGCACAACAGATCGCGCGCCTGTCCGCCCCAGCCACCGCCACGCAATCCCGCCACGATCAACGCCAGAACGTCCGCGCTGGAACAGGCCCCGTTTTCAAAGCGTTGCACCATCTGCACCAGCGATCCCTCGCCCAGACCCGATTCCAGTTCGGCCAACGCGCCCAACGTAAGTTTCAGAACATGGCGCTGCCCGTCCATGACCAGCGCAACCTCTCCCGCCCACGGATTCGCCATCCGATCACAGCGCCGTAAACGTCAGCGCACCGGCACTCGCCAGCGCCATTTCATAGGTGGCTTCGCCATTGTGGCTGCCTGCATATTCAATCGACGTCACCTGAAACGGCCCTTCGATGATGCCGAAATCGGGTATGATGACCTGAAAGTCGGGTGTTTCCCCGTCAAAGAACAACTGGCGCGCCCGTTCATCCGTGCCCGCATCGCGAAACACGCCCGACCCGCTGATCGCGGCCGATCGCACTCCGGCACCTGACAACAACTCGCGCCAGCCCCCTTGGCTTTCAAGGCTGGTCACATCAACGCTCTCGGCATTGAAACTGATCCGCGTTGCTCTCAATCCGGCAATGGTCTGAAACTGACCATCCGTCGTCATGTCCACTTTGACCAAAAGGTCCTTGCCATTCTGCGCACCCATACGTGTCACTCCTGTTCTTGGAAAAATGTAAGACGGTTCAGCTGTCTTCGACCCGGGCAGAAAACCGCAGATCAATCTGGCGCGTACTGCCGGTTCCGATCCGTCGTGCCGCTGCGCGATCAAACCGCAAGGCGACCAGTCTACCCCGCGACAGCACCAGATCGGCGTCGTTCAGCGCATCACACACCGCTGCGCCCGCGGTTTTAGCACGGCTAAACCCCGCCGCGTCGGTGACCACGGAAACCGTGAACCGGTGCAGTGCGCCAAACCCGCTTTTGTCAGACCGGTCCAATACCTGTTCCGGCCCCAAGGTCACATAGGTATCGGGCACCGGACCTGATGGAACCACGTCATAAATGCCGCTGCCCACAAAACTGGCCAAGGCCGGATCTGCAAACAGTTTCTGGTACACGGCAGCTTGCAGCGCCGCAGAGATTGCATAGGTCAAGACGCCACCTCTTCATCTGCAAAACAGGTCAGAAAGCGCCCTTCCGGATCACGCTCGGCCACCGCCTGGATGTGAAACAGGCGGGCACCTTCGCGAAACCGTTGTCCGGGTTGCGGCCGCATCCATGCGCCATAAGGGGCTGCGCGCACCACAATTTTGTATGCCACCAGCGAAACCGGCACTGTCCCGGCACGGCGTTCGCGCCCCGTGCGTGCGGCAATATCGGCCCAAAGCACACCCAGTTCCTGCCAGTGTTCGACATATCCGCCCGCCCCGTCACTGCTGCGCTCAGCAGCCTCCAGCGCCAGCTTGCGCGACAGATGTACAGAATTCATGTCGCGCGCCCCGCTGTCAGCCGCATATTCTTGTAACGTGCGATCAGGCTCGTCACCCCAAAGGGCATGCATCCGTTGCCCAACGTCGTCTCATGGCGGAATTCATAATAATGCGCCGCTAGCAACAGCACCGCCTGCGACAGGTCTGCCGGAATGTCCTGCCAGTCCGGCCCGTATCCCGCATCAAAATAGATCACGACCGACCCATCACGCGGTATCATCGGCAGCACAGTCCCGTTCGGGCGCAATCGGGGGCGGTGTGTATCCTGCTCCAGCCGGTATTGGCCCGCGTCTACATCCTCTGCGATGCCGGAACGGTCCACACATGCAATCCGTGTCAGCGACCGAACCGGCGCAACCGGCAAAGCCTGAGCGAACGGGTCGCGCCACGATGCCAAAGTCCACGTGAAGGCACGTGTGATCAAAACCTTTCCGGTTCGCGCCTCGACGGCGGCAATGGCGGCCCGCAAAAAGCCGCGCAACACAGGCTCTTGCAGACTGTCCTCGCCAAAGCCGGTGCCCAGCCGCAAATGCGCCCGGAACTCGGCCAGTGGCAACGCCGCATCCGGCACTGTGTTTTCCTCGATTAACATCATGACATTTCTCCGAAAATCCGGACCCCCTCCACCATTGGCGGACGCGTGCCGCCCGCT